GTCTTCTTGTTTAAGTGCTTGGTCCATGTTGCAAAGTCTACCTTATTTTATTTATTTGTTCAATCTTATATTCTTGACAACGCACTTGTTGTAACCCTTGTCTTTGACAGTTCCTGTATACTAGCTACAACATGTAGTCTGTTTGCAGTTGCTGCCTGCACCTTTAACACTTCTCCGCTTTGTAGTATCAAATCTTTTGTAAGTAATTCTATGGTTGTATTTGCTCCCACAGTTTTAACTTTAAATAAACTAAACGTATCACTTCCACTTACGAGCTGCACTGTTATCGTATCTGCATTACCACTATCCTCTGATACTAATATAGAGTTTACAACAGCTGCATTAAAATCGGCATCACTAGGAACTGTAAATAGCGTAGTTAAATCAGTGGTAGTTAGATCTAACTTTGCATTTGTAACACCCTGAATATATTGAGGAATACTAGTGATTAACATTAGCGTCTACCATCCTCTCTTATATCCACACGGGGAGTGCCTAACTTATACTTTG